GGTGTGGTCAACCTTCAGGCCGCCCAACCACTTCAACTGCCGCAGCATCCTGGTGCCTGTGACGCAGCGCGATACCTGGACGCAGAGCGATCAACCCACTGTGCAGCCGCAGAAGGGGTTCGGCTTCAGTAAGCTGGCCAAGCCAGCGCATAAACACTAAGGGGGGGCGGAAATGAAGAAGGCGTTAATCGCAGCAGCGTTGTTCGGCATAGTTGGCGGCCAGTGTGTGCAGGCGCAGGCACAGGAAACTTCGGTCATTGAAACTGCGTCGCTGACGGATGGCTTCGTGCGCATTGAAGTGACCACCGGGAAGGCTGCTGCCAAGCGCGCAGGCATCGCCATGGTCAGCCGCTCGAACGCCCGCAGCGTCTATGTTGTTGCGAACAAGGAAGACGTGGCCAAGCTGATCAAACTGCTCAACCGTGTTTCTGAAGAAATGGAGGACTGACATGCCGTGGAACGTAGAACAAGTGAAGGGCAAGTGGTGCGTGATGAAGGACGGCGAAGATAAGCCCGTCGGCTGCCACGAAGCCAAAGCAGATGCGTTGGCACAGCTGGCCGCACTGTACGCCAACGAGAAGAACATGAGCAGCGCCACCGGGCAGCTGGACGTGGAGATCTTTGCGGTGGGCAAGTGGAATGGCATGGAGTTCACAGCCGACGACCTGCAGAACATTGCGGCGGCGTTCAATACGCTGCAGGACAACCACCGCGTGCCGCTGAAGTTTGGCCACAATAATGAGCAGCCCGTTACCGACGGCCAGCCTGCACTCGGCTGGGTGAAGAAGGTGTGGGTTGACGGTGCCAAGCTGTTCGCCACATTCGCCGATGTACCTGCCATTGTCATGGAGGCCATCAAGAAGAAACTCTATCGCAACGTATCGATAGAACTGGATCTCGACGTTATGTACAAGTCGCAGCACTACCCTGCGGTCTTGTCTGGCGTTGCGTTACTGGGTGCTGACATCCCTGCGGTCAACACTCTGAAGGATCTGACTCACTACATGGGCCGAGGCGCTGGTTTCAGTGCTGGTCGCCGTGCTGTGTTCTCAGCCGTAGCAGGCAATCAACCCAAGGAGAATGTGATGGATCTGGAAAAACTCACAGCGAAAGTCGCTGAGCTGTCTTCCACTGTGGCCACCTTCACCGCTGACAATGCCAAGTTGAAAGCCGAGAACGCTGAACTTGCTGCGAAGGTGGCGAAGTTCGAGGCTGACAACAAGGCCAGTGAAGCTGCTGCTACAAAAGGTCGTCTGGAAGCCAAGCGCACCGAAGTGCTGGCCATCCTGGAAGACGGCGTCAAGGGCGCGGCAATCACCCCGGCCCAGCGTGAAACCTTCAAGAAGGCGTTGCGCGTGGACGATGATGCTGCCGTGCAGGCCATCGACGTTGAAAGCGTCAAGGCCATGGTCGGCCCGGCCAAGAAGCAGTTCAGCCGTGAACAGGCTGCTGCCGGTGCTGCTGCTGGTGCAGGCGAGAAGACCACGCTGCGCGCTGACCAGGAATTGGTCGTGCGTTGCAAGGAGCTCGTCGGCAAGGGCGAAGCGAAAACAATCGCGGAGGCACGCGGCCTCGTGTTCGCACGAGACCCTGAACTGGCCGACCGCTACGTCAACATGAAGGAGGTGTAATATGTCCGCAGAAGGTGATAAAGAACTGTGCTCCGTAACTGCCGGCGCTGATCTGTCCTCGGGCTGCCAGTACAAGGTCATCGCAGTAGGCGGCACCATTGCTGCTGCGAACGACGCTGCGCTGGGCATCCTGCAGAACAAGCCGAAGTCCGGCGAAAGCGCTACCGTGTGCTACGCCGGCCATGGCAAGGCATACGCAGGCGGCGCAATTACCGCAGGCAAGACCACGACCAGCGGCTATGTCGTTGCTGTGGCCTCCGGCGATGGCTCCTGTGGCAAGGCGCTGAAGACTGCAACAAGTGGCTCGCTGGTAGAAGGTATCTTCGACTTCTCCAACGCTGGCACCACAATCTAAGGAGGTGATCAATTATGGGTAACGCAACAGGTCGTGACTTACATATCGACGCGATGCTGTCCGAAATGGCGATGGGTTATCGCCCCGAGGGCTTTGTCGCTGATATGATTTTCCCAACTGTGCAGGTCCAGAAGCAGTCTGGTCTGTACGCTGTTTTTAACCGTGGCGACCGCACCCGCGTTGAAGACACCACTCGTGCGCCCGGCACCCGCGCTCGCGTCGTGACTGAAGACGTAGGCTCTGCCACCTACTACGCCAAGAACTACGCTCTGGCCGCTGGCGTCTTCCTGGAAGATCGTGCCAACGCAGATCCGGTGTTCCTCAACGCTTCCTTCGAAGGCAAGGCTCAGCTTCTGCTGGACAAGCTGATGCTGGACTGGGAGCGTCGTGTGGCCCGCATGGTGACCTCCGGCTCCAACGTAGGCTCCAGCTCTGCTGTGTCTTCTGGCTGGGGCGGCGCAGGCAACCCGATCGGCAACATCAACACAGCCCTGGACAACGTGTACTATTCCAATGGTGTGCGCCCCAATCGCATCGTCATGGGCGTAGAAGCATGGCGTTCGTTCCGTCGCGACTCCACTGTTCGCAACCTGATCTTCGGTTCGAACAACGGTGGTGGCTACCCGAACACCCAGCAAGCCGCGTCGTTGTTTGATGTGGACGACATCATCATCGCGGGTGCATTCCAGAACACAGCAGAAGAAGGCCAAGCCGAATCTCTGCAGTCCATCTGGCGTGACAACGTATTGGCGATCTACGTACCGCCCACGCCTACCATCGAGCGTCCATCGTTCGGCTACAACTTCCGCTGGGCAGCCCCCGGCCTGCCGAACATGCAAGTTGAACGTCATCCGTACGATTCTCGTTCGAAGACCGACGACATTGAGGTGGGTTACTACCAGGACGAGAAGATCACTGGCTCCAGCTATGGCTTCTTGCTCAAGGCTGTGAACAGCTCGACTTGATCGAGTAGCTGAAAGTTTCCTGCTGCCGCAGGGCTTTTGCTGGCGGCTCGTATAGCGCCAGCCTTTTTTACAAAGGAGAAGATGATGAGCTTGACACCAGCAGCAGATGATCCGAATCGCAAGGCCGAGTTGGCCCGGCGCAAGGAAGACCCCAAGGCGTTCGATGTGAATCCGCATGCAGAATTGCCCAAAGATTTTAATCCGCATAGCAGCGGCCTCGTAGAAGATCTCAAGAAGGCTACCACTGCTGAAGGCGGCGAAGGCGGCGAAGGCGGCGACGCAGAAGCAGTGCGCAAAGCGTGGCTGGAATACCTGGACCGCCCAGTGGTTGAGCTCGTAGAAGAGCTCGCTGACGTAACCGATGTAGAGCAGCTGACCACCATGCGCGTGGTTGAGGTGGAATCAAAGAACCGCAAGACCCTGATCGAAGCGATCGACAACGAAATCCAAACTCGCGAAGGAGCTTAAATGTTTATCGTAATGCACTGCGGCGGCATCCCTTTCAACGGCGACACAATAAAAACAAAGTCGCTCGGCGGCAGCGAGTCTGCTGCTTACTACGTAGCCAAGGAACTGGCTGCGCGCGGCCACTCGGTTACGCTGTTCACAAACAGCACCGAGACCGGCACCTTTGATGGCGTGAAGTACGAGTGGGCGGGCACCCCGAGCGAAGACGCTCCGCTGGGCGACCGCTTCACGTTCTACGCGGAGAATACGCCGCATGACGTGCTGATCATTCAGCGCCACCCAGCTGCGTTCCATCGCAAGTACGCCAGCAAGATGAACTTCTTGTGGCTGCACGACCTCGCGCTGTATCGCACTAAAGACGCAATCATGGGTCAGATGTGGAACGTGAACGGCGTGTTGTGTGTATCCGAACACCATCGCCAGCAGATTCACAAGGTGTACGATATTCCGATGGAGCACATCTACGTAATCAACAACGGCGTCGACTTGTCACTGTTCGATGGCTGCGAGCCACTGCCATTCGCAAACAACGAGCTGCACATGGTGTACTCTTCGCGCCCCGAACGCGGCCTGCGCAATCTGGTAGACGTGGGCGGCATCATGGAGCGCCTGCACGCCAACCGAGTGCCGGCGCACCTGCATGTGTGCGGCTACGACAACACGACCCCGCAGATGGCCGACGAGTACAAGTATCTGTGGTCGCGCTGCGAAGAACTGGAGAATGTGTCCTACCATGGGGCGCTGACAAAGCGTGAGCTCGCCCGCCTCATGGTGCACTGCGACGTGCTGGTGTACCCGACCGAGTTCGAAGAAGTGTCGTGCATCACTGCGATGGAAGCGATGGCTGCCGGCTGCCACGTCATTGCGTCTGAGTACGGCGCGCTGCCTGAAACCTGCGCAGGCGCGGGCACCATGATCCCGCTCAAGGACGGCCACGCAGACCACGATGCGTTCATTGCCGCCATCGTGAAGGCAGCGTCAAGCCCGTTGGCTGAGAAAGTCATAGCCGCCGCTAAGCGCGCTGCTGAACGTACATGGCACGCAGTGGTAGACAACCTGGAGTGTGTTGTAGACTTCCAGACAGGCGCGTCGCGGGTATCCGTGATGAACCACTACATGCGCCACAGCGACATCGCTGCTCTGGCATCGCTGCACGCGCAGCCTGACGGTTCCGCACTGATGACGAAGCTGCTAGCCGAGTACAACATCGCATATCGCTTCTATCGCGAGAACGACTACGCTGAGCATTACCGCAAATACTACGAGTATGAAGCGCGTCGCGGCGTGGCGTACGGCCCAGAGGACGTAACCCGCACATCGCGCTTCATCGCGGTGGCGCAGAACGTGGCAGCACTGCCCAAGGGCAGCTTCGTGCTGGACTACGGCTGCGCGCACGGCCACTACACTGTCGCGCTGGCACGCATGTTCCCGCAGCTCAACTTCGTAGGCGCTGACATCACGCAGAGCAACATCGACGCGGCTGGCAAGTGGGCTGCTGACGAGGGGCTGTCCAATACCAACTTTGTGAAGGTGGGTGGTGTAGACGATGCCAACGAATTGTTCAACATGAACGCATTCGACCTGATCATTGCCGCCGAAGTGATTGAACACGTGGGCGACCCGCAGCACTACATTGACGCGCTGGCTTCGCACCTCAATGCGAATGGCGTGATGGTCATCACTGTGCCCTACGGCCCCTGGGAAGCGCAGGGCTACCGCGAGCACAAGTTCTGGCGCGCACACCTGCACCACTTCGAGCGCCAAGACCTGAAGGAAATGCTGGGGCACCACCCGAACTACCGCATCATTGCAGCACCTAGTGGCCAGTCCATCTTCAGTTCTGCGCTGGGCAGCTACATTGTGACCTTCGGCAAGCCGGTTGAAGCGAGCCGCCCGGTGGACTACCTGCGCAAGCACCGCGAGCTGGTGCCTGACCAGACCCTGTCCTGCTGCATGATCGTTAAGGACGCAGAGACTGACATCAAGCGCTGCCTGAACAGCATCGCGCCGCATGTGCAGGAGATCATTATCGGTATCGATGAATCGAGCTCCGACGCTACCCGCCAGATCATCCTGGACATGGCGCGCACTGAAGTCATGGTGGCGTGGCGCATTATCGATCTGCAGCCAGTGGCTGAAGTCGGCTTTGCCGCTGCCCGCAATACGACCATTGCGCAGGCTTCCGGCGACTGGATTCTGTGGATCGACGCTGATGAAGTGCTGGTGAATGGTGCCACACTGCCGCGATACCTGCGTAAGAACATCTACAACGGGTACGCTATCAAGCAGCACCACTTCAGCAATGACCCGGCAGCCGTCATCAAGACTGACTTGCCGTGCCGCATCTTCCGCAACCGCATCGGCGTGCACTTCTACGGCGAAGTGCATGAGCACCCGGAGCAGGTGATGAACGAGGGGTTGGGTGCCGTATCCATTATGAGCGCCGTGTCTATTGTGCACTACGGTTACACGGACGAGCGTGTGCGCCGCAAGCGCTTCGACCGTAACCTGCCGCTGCTGGCGCGCGACCGCAAGGTGAACCCGAGCCGTTTGCTGGGCAAGTTCTTGTGGTTGCGGGATCTGGCGCAGGCATGCCAGTACGACATGGAAGCCGGCGCGTGGAACCCCCAGATCTTCGAGGCGCGCATTGCCGAGGGTCTGCAACTGTTCGAAGAACTGCTGGCCAGCAAGAACCTGCGCATAATTGTGGACAGCCTGCCGTACTACTCGCAGCTGACCACGTTGCGCGGAGGCGGCATCGAATTCAGCTTCGCGCTGGATGCTTCGCGTCTGAAGGAAACTTCGCTCGAGGGCAAGCAGGCGGTGGCCGGCTACTTCGCCAGCACGGCGCACATCAAGAGCCTGCTTGACTTGTCGGCAGAAACTGCCATCGGCGATTACGACGGGAGATATCTATGAGCTACGTGATTGCATGGTCTGACGTTCAGCTACGCTACCCAGAGCTGGACAAGTTGGCCAACGCAACAAGCGCCACGACGCAGGCTGGGTTCATCCAGCTGGCCGAGGCCTATGTGCACAGCCGGCTGGGTGGGCAGTTCACCACGCCATTCAGCAGCAACAATCTCACGGCCAAGGATCTGATCGTGGATGCACTGTATGTGCAGAACATGCTGACCCGCCAGCCGGATCACGCGAAGGCCGTGCGTGAATCACTGGACGCCCGCATCAATGACCTGCTTTCTGGAAAGACCAGCATGGTTGATTCTGCCGGTGTTGCGGCTGGCGGCATGGTTGGCGAGACGGTGTGGTCGAATACACAGAACTACTCGCCAGTGTTCGGCGTGTCCAACATCGAGCTGTCTGCCGTGAGCTCTGACCAGCTCCAGGCCGAGGCCGATGCTCGCGGAGATGTGCTGTCATGGCCGTAGACGTGCACGTTACCAATGAGACGCTGAAGGTGCTGAAGGCGCGGCTGGCCGAAGCACGCACTAAGTTATCGAACGACGGCGTGGCTATGAAGAAGGTTGCCGTGTATCTTGACCAGTGGGTGCAGGGTAACTTCCGCACTCGCGGCGGCAAGGTGGGCGGGTGGCAGCCGTTCAAGTATGGTGGCCGCGCCACGTCCAAGAAGAAGGCCAACGCGCAGAGCATCGACAGCCATCGCTGGATCAACACTAGCGCCGTGCTGCTGCAGGATACTGGCCATCTGCGGATGTCGTTCATGCCGTTCATTAAGGGTGGCTCGGCGGGTATCGGCTCTGACCTGCCGTACTCTGCAGCGCATGAAAGCGGGTTGCCAGAGCAAGGGCTGCCGCAGCGCCGCATGCTGCCCACGGATGCCGACGTGGGCGCGGACGTGCGTGAGATAATGGAGCAGCACCTGCTGGTGACGCTCAAGGGGGTGGTCAATGGTTAATGCTGGCACATACACA